GCTAAGTTCCCACTCTCGTCCCATGTAAGAATAGATACCAATGAGGAAGTGGAAAACGACAAGCTGGAATGGACCCCCGTTGTAGAGCCATTCATCAAGTGTAGCAGCTTCCCAAATTGGGTAAAAGTGTAGTCCGATGGCATTGCTGCTCGGAACGACGGCTCCCGATATGATGTTGTTTCCATAGAGGAGGGAGCCTGCAACGGGTTCACGGATTCCATCAATGTCAACAGGTGGTGCGCCAATGAAGGCGATAATAAAACAGGTTGTGGCTGCCAGTAAGGTAGGAATCATCAGGATACCAAACCAGCCTACGTATAGACGATTGTTTGTAGAGGTGACCCAGGAACAGAACTGCTCCCAGTTACTCGTCTGACCTCTCAGAGAAGTAATCGCTGTCATGAGTATGTATGTTGTGACAGTTGGCGCAGATTACCCTGCACTTTTCTATCTCATCCATAATCTTTTGCCAACTGCGATTTGTATGATCACTCAAATTGAATGCCTTATCTGCAGGGTCTAAGTGATCAAACGTCAAAGCCGCAGGGTGAGCCTTGTATCCACAAAGCTCACACCCACAGTCCATCTTATATTTAGTTATGTATTCCCGCCGTTCGCGGTAACGTTTTGCCCAGTACTCCTTCCGATCAGAAGTTGTACTTTGCTCCGACTTTGGTTCCGTAGCCATTCGCGTCATCACCAGTGATGAAGGAGACTTCGCCGTAGACAGACAGAGCGTCAGTCACAGCGTAGGAACCACCTGCTTTACCAGACAGCTCAACGTCGCCGTCAGCAGCATCAGGAGCCAGCAGGGTAGGACCACCCTGGACATACCAGTTGGCGCCTTCAAAACCCACGTGGACGTCCGTAGCGGAGCCAGTGTAGTCAGAACCAGTGAAGCCAGAGTTTGCTTCCACGTTCACGTAGGGACCTGCTTGTGCAGCACCAGCGGTACCGAGCAGGAGACTTGCAATAATAAGAGATTTCATGATTAGTTTAAAAAATACCTGGGATGATTTGTCCAGTAGTGAGGTAAGTGCCGACTGCAATGACGAAGCCTAGCATAGCCAGGCGTCCGTTCAGCTTCTCAGCTTTTTCCCAATGGGTTTCGTAGAAGTCGTTCATACCTTGAGGTTAGAGCGTTCAAGTTTGCGCATAACGTCCATGCGATATGCGTCATCATTATCATAGCGAGGATCCGACATGTCGCGGACAACCTCAGCCATGCTGCGGTAAGCCTGTCCAGTAGAGGATTGCTTACCAGTAACGAGGTCAGGGGTACGACCCACTGCGTCCTCGTACTGACCGACCAGTGCCTTTACAGCAAACCGGACGGCTGCTTCATTGGCAGTGTTGATAACTTCATCGAAAGCTTCGATGTCAGCCTCAGGCAGGTTTTCACTTGCCCACTGCACAACGTCAGCGTAGCCTTGTTCACCACCAGCAATGTTTTTGATGTCAGAGATTGCGCTTTCGGGAAGGGTAGCCCCTGCATCATCATAGCCTAGCTGGTTGCGAAGGCCACCAAGATAAGCATCAATAGTTTCGTCGGAGAAGCCAGCTTCATTGAGTTCGTCATACATCTCAGGAGTGAGAGTACCGTCGTTCTCATAGAAGTGATCATTCATAGCCCACGGATCGATGCCGTTTTCTGAAAACACATCAGCGAGGTTGTCACCGTATGCCTCAGCGACTGCGTCAAAGTTAACGTAGCCTTCTTCATCGTAGCGTTCGTAATCGCCTTCTGTGGATTCTTCTGCTTCTTCTTCGTACTCTTCTGCTTCTCCACTATCATCTTCGTCCCCACGTCCGAGGCGTTGCTGGAGTTCCATGTAGGCTTTCTCCAGCTCTTCAGCATTCTTGTACTTACCAGCAAGAAGGTCTTCATGCTCTTGGAGCAGCTTCTCACCGACTTCAAGACTGTCCTGCTCCTCGGCTTCACGAGCTGCAATAGCTTCGGGATCGTCAGATGGATCGTAAGAAAGGTTAATAGCCATAGGTGCTAGCTAGGGGGTTGAGCGGGTTGTTGTTGTTGTTGTTGACCAAACATTGCTTGAGTAGCAGCTTGGATACCGTCAATCGCTTCAGGATTCTTAGACGGATCCATGGCAGGAGCGGATGCAAACTGACCAGCTTGCTGGACCAGGGATGCCTGCATCTGTTGCTGCATAGCTTGTTGCTTATCTGCTTGAATCTGTTCCATACCTTTGACAAGGTTAAGGATGTCGATACCTTGAGCAGCAGCAAGACGCTTGATAGCTTCGTCAGGATTCAGGAACTGAGCAATAGCCTGTGGTCCCATGGTCTGTGCAATGGTAGTCACAAACTGAATCAAGGACTCACGGTCTTGACCACGGCCAAGCGCATTGATACCTGCAACAATGGTCGGATGAACCAGACCTTTGGGCAGGGATGGAATCTGCTTAGACTTGGTCAGGTCCAGCATCTTCCTGTTGAGATAAGGAATCAGGAACTCAACAGTCAGCAGACTAAACAGTCCACCCAGTTGTTGCTCCAGTTCCATCTGAGTCATGCGAACTTCTTCAGCAGTAGTCCGCTCACTCTGCCTCACATTGAGGATAAGGAACGCCTCAGACAGACGCTTCTCCAGAGTATTGGCTAGCTCAAATGCAGTACGGAAGTCTGCAGTCTTGCCAACTTGGATTACACCGATGTCATCGGGGCGACCTTGGATGATAGCACCATTACCAGCGTTAGCCAAAGAGGCAGGCTTGGTAATAGAGCTAGGCGAGACTGTGAAGATTACCTTGGCTGCTGCTGCACTACCCTCAACGAGAGCTTTCATCAGAGCTTCCAAAGACTTGAGGTCACCGAGGAACTCCTCGACTCGTCCACGTCCATAGTCTTCACCGTCAACAGTTACAAAGCGGAGAGGGAGCCAGGGGCTCTTGTCCTTTGGAGCTTTACCATAACTGTCAGGGAGGATCTTGTCATCAGCTTCCTGATACCAGTTCCAACCCTTAGAGGTTAGCTTGACGCAGGTGTAAACATCCACGTCCTTTTCAAACTTGCTGCCAACACTAGAGTCAACAACAGACATCTGCTTAGGGTTCTCAAACTCAGGGCCCAGCAGACTACGATTCACACGTTCTCGTGTGACAATCTCAGTGAGGTTACCGTTACCATCTCGCTCTACAACGTAGCGATTCATGGGGTACATCTTCATACCGTCCTTGCTCATGTATAGCAGGGCGTTACCAGTGACCACCAGATGCTTGATTGCAGAGAAGATCTGAACACGATCAGTAGAAGCAGCAATGCTTTCCATGATCATACGTTCGATCTTTGCAAAGCTTAGATCCAACTCACTCTTTGCTTCAGCAGGGATCTCAACTCCGAGCTTGGAGTCATCCAGCTGGAGCTTGAAGAACGAGGTAGAAGGAGGGAGCAGACCCAGCATCAGTTTAGATGCCAGGGTCACAACTCCCTTTGCACCTACCGATTGCCAAGGAGTCTTGAACCGAGTGTGATCGGTTGTCGTCTCCTCGTGCATCAGCAGAGTAGGGATCGTAAGCTTAGAGCACTCAAGTGCAATGTCGAGAAAGGCGGTACGGCCACTGGTCAGTTCATGATACCGTTGCCGTGCGCTTTTCATCAGCTACCACCACCAATGTTAAGACCTTGGCCTGGAGCAGTCTGCAGAGAAGCAGTGCCAGTACGCATACGCTGACGTTTTTTAGAACCAGTCTCTCTCTTTTTCAAGATTGGTTTTTCCTGTTGAGTTTGCTTAGGGGCAGGAGTCGGGGCAGGGGGCTTGGTCGGTTCAAGTTTTTGAACGGGAGCCGGAGGGGGAGCCGGAGTTGGCGGCGGGGGGGCTGAGGGTTGTGATCCACCAAAACACATAGTTAATCCTGGGATAATTTTTCTCTTAAAAATCTAACGACCGACACCTGACCAGCACGATAGGCAATGTCTTTTTCAGACAACGTGTAGTCAGGAAAGGTGTCAGGGAATAGTTCGTCTAGTTCTTCTAACAGCCGATCAAACTCAGCCGTACTCAGGAAGATTGACATTGGAGTGCTCAAAGAAGGCGGGCATACGAGCACGGCGGGAAGCTACCAGTCCTTCTGCTTTGCCACTGTACAGAAGGCTGTCGGATTGCTTCAGCCAGAACTCACGGTCAAGGTAAGGGTCGGTAGGGTTGGAACCAAGAGGCTGCATAATCCAAGCTACAGTGGCTTTGCGGAGCTTGTCCAGGTTCTTGGTCACAGTGATGCCCAGCTCCCTGCAGACGAGGGAGTTAGCCGCCACATGGACTTGTTCGTCACGGCTGATGTCGGCACTCACGGTGCGGCATCCTGCGTCTCCGTTCCATCGGAAGAAGGGGAGCAAGACGAAAAACACGGACCTCTCAAGCACCATGGCCTTGAGCACGGGATGCTCTGGCGCTTCGATCCAAGCCTTTTGAATGGCGTTTGCTTCAGGGATGTCTTGGAGCTTGTGGGCTTTTGCAATGTAATCAAGAGCAAGGTCATGCTTCTCTTCGTCCTTGATGTTGGACTCAAGAAGTTCTTTGGCTTCGATAGGGAAGTCTTTCTTCAGTGCACCTTGGATGAAATCACCGACAGGGATCTCCAGGTTGCGGAGGGACAGAGCCCGAAGCATAGCTTCTTCGGACCCTTCCTTGAATTTGCCTGCCTCCACTTGCACGGGAGTCCAGGTACGTTTACGAGCGAGAAGTTTCTGATAGGGATTCATTCAGCACAATCACATTGAGGTTCAACAGAGTCAGTGACTTTGTCAGCCCAGAACTTCTCTACGTCAAGGTCCTCCAGTGCAGCCATGGCATCACTCTTGTCTTGAGTATCCGGCATCACCTGGAGTGAATAGTAGAGAGAAGTCTGTGGACTAGCAAGCCACTCTTCGATGAAGGATTGGTTGTAGGTCACAACGTCGCTCCAACTATTCATGGAATATCCATGCATCAGTCCTGTGTTTTGGAACAGGATCATAAGGTTATCGGCAACCTTGCGGTATGCCTCCCAGCCCACGTCAGAAGCAATCTGCACGGGACCGTAGTCAAAATGTTCTACACCAAAGGTACCGCTGTCACGGTCCACCTCCGTGGAGATGGGTGGAGCAATCTCAGGACAGGTGGTGTACCCGTCAAGGTCCTGATAACGATAGCTACACGAAGCAGTAGGGGCAATGGCAAAGGCACGCACCATGTTGTTGGCACGAGCCACAGTGGCTGCTGCCTTGATGCCACGGTCAAAAGCGAGCGCAAGATCATAGGCAGGGCAGGGGTCAAAGTCATAGTCTCCGTTGGCTACAGCCTCCAGAGCCTGACCAAACTCTCCGTAGCTTACTTGGTATCGTCGGAGGAGGTTAGCCAGTCCGAGGAGTCCGAGTCCAACTTGCCTGTCGACTTCGGGTGACAGGTACTCACCAGACTGTCCAACGCCCGTCTTGCTATGGAGTGTGCACAGCTCGGACATACCTGCAACGAAAGCTTCTGGCAGGTTTGTGAGAGTACAGGCACCGAGATTGATGTGCTGCAGCAGGCAAGTTCCACGTGAGGGCAGATATACCTCAAGGCAGACGTTGCCGTAGATTCTGTTTCCTTTGTCATCGTATCGTACTTTGTTCAGCCAGATGTCACCCTTCTTGATACCCGTAAGGAGCGCCTCCTTGACCTCGTCACTGGTTGCTTCCCACCAAGCTGGTGTGATATTGACACAGCGTTTGACCCAAGGTAACTCACTGCGGCTAGCAGTAATAAACTCAAGGACATCGTCGTGATTAAGATCCAGGTGACAGACAATAGCTCCATTCTTATAATGCCCACCCCGTCGAATGATCTCATTGAGGGTGGAGTAAATCTTTGCAAAGGATACAGGACCAGATGCGGTCAGTCCTTTGCCGTTCTCTGCACCACGGGGACGCAGCTTGGATAGGTGAATAGCGCAGCCTGCGCCAAAACGGAGAGCGTGAGAGGCGAAGCGCCACGAGGCTTCAATACCTTCAGGCCCTTCCATGCTGTCCTCAACAACGAAGACAGTGCACGAGACAGGGAGGCGAGAGTTGGGGTCATCAATCCATTGCTGTACACGTCCGGTGCGAGCGATCAAATCAGTGGACATTTGTTACGAGATCAGTGAGAGTAGGGGGTTTATAGTTTGGTCCCTTCAGGACCTTTCCGTCAGCACGACGGATGGGGGTGCCGTCCAAGCCAAGCTTAGACATGTTGGATTTGTGGACACGGTGCAAGGCTTCTTCAAGATCCCACTCCATGTTCTCTGCATACTGGAAGCATACATAGACAAGGTCAGCCAGCTCCTTCAGCTCTGCATCGTAGGGCTCAGAGATGGTTGCGTCAATGAATTCTCTGTACTCTTCAGAGATCAAGTCCCGTTGCATAGTCCGGTTCTCCAATGAGTTCTGGATCCCATAGGAGCTGCGGAATTGAATCGCTTGATCGCCTAGGCTTTGGTTCGTGCAGTGTTGTGTGCTGGAGTTCATTTTCAAGGTAGTGGATAGCCTTTTTAAGGTCTTCAGTCTTTGTATTATCGCCTTTGAAACCGGCTCGGCAAATATATTTAATAGCATTGCCGAGATGGTAGTTGAGCTGCTGATCCCTGATGAAGTCCCAGACTTCTATGGATCCTCGGGTGTAGTGAGAGGGTGATTCGGCCATTGTTTGACGAGGTTGGAGACGGTGTTTGATAGTACAAAGTTCTGCTCCTGCAGAGCAATGAACACTGTGATCAGGTCTTCCTTTGATGCTTTGTCAAGAAGGTCATGAAGCCTTCTCATCTTGAACTGTTGCTCCATTGTCAGCTTTGTCACCGGGGGTGGCGGGAGGCTGCCAAAGGATTGGTTGTCCGAGTCTTGAGTCATAGTTCTCGTACTGCAGGATCTTAGCAAGCCGAGCATTGAGGAGAGCATCGTCGTCTGACAATCCTTTCTCTCGATAGGCTTGGCACACAGCTTCCCAGTGGAAGTCATGTTTGTCAAGGAGATCAGCAGCACGCTTGACTCCGATGCCAGGACAGCCAGGGTACCCATCAGTGGGATCACCTGCCAGTGCTTGGATCATGTGCCAAAGGTCGCCTTCCTCCTTTGTAATTTCTTCAACATCTCCTTTCATGTCCCAGTAAAGACCAGGAACCTGACGCAGATCCTTGTCAGGACTGCACAGGATGGTCTCACTTTCAGAGCCAGGCATCGTAGCATCAATGCCAAGGGAGTCATCAGCTTCAAGACCACGGCGGGTCACGGTGCTGAAGTTTTCTTTGCACCAGTTGACCAGACGTTTGTACCCCAGGGGCTTCCTGCGGTTTCGATGACCCTTGTAATCGGGGTAAATTTTTTTGCGGAAATTTTCAGAGGATGAGAAGTACAGGATAACGTTGTCATCCATCATGTCCTTTGTGAGTTTCTTGATCTCACGCTCGAACATCTTCACAACCTCTGAGAAGTTGGACTGAGCGATTATGACATCGTGTCCGAAGTCAAACTCGTACTCATTGGCTTGGGCGGACTTGTAGCCAGTGTAATCAGCGTCAATTAAAAGCATTAGTGAACTTGAGCCCAGTTGTCTCCGATCTGTGCGTCTGCATCGATGCGGATTCTGAGCTTGTAGTAATCACCAGCCATAGCGGCTGATGTGGTGCAGATAGATGCAACTTCGTCAGCTACATCTGGTGGACAGCCGAGGGCTTGTTCGTCGTGCACAAAGGCGTACCGTTCGTGCTCGATGCCCTGAAGCCTGTCATGGGTGATCAGGAGCCACCGCTTCGCCAGAACCCCGGCTGCCGACTGCAGCAGGAAGTTCAGTGCTTTGTGTGGCGAGTCAACGCTGATCTGACGACCGTCGATAGATCGTATGGAAGCATTCTCCTTCGCCTTGCGTTTGACCGCCTCAACGAGGCTCTCCAAGCCAGGGATGGCATCAAGGTATGCCTGACGAATCTCTTCACCCTTCGACTTGGCCTGCTGTTTAGTGAGCTGCGGATCGTAGCTGAGACCGATCTTCGTTGTTGACGCACCGTAGAGGAAAGCGTACGTAACAGTCTTGACCGCCCTGCGGGAGATCCCAATCTTGTCAGCATTGACCTGATGGATGTCATCATTGAGAAGGATGTCAGCATAGCGCCCACCGTCGTACCTGGCAAGGTAGTGGGCGAAGATTCTTAGCTCGATGCCAGCAAGGTCGCTGTCAACCAGCCTCCAGCCAGGTTTGGTGATGAACAGCTCACGACAGTCAGCGTCAGAACTTACCTGGGCAAGGTTCGGACGAGCATGTGCCATGCGATGTGTGGCTGCTCCGATGAAGCAGGAGTGATGAAGTCTGCCATTCTTGACCAACTTCAACCATGCGTTGTTCCCTTGGGATAACATTCCGAGCTTCTTTTGTGTTTCAAGAATGCTCAGGAATACAGACGCTTCCTCCGTGCCTATGTCCTTCAGGACTGTTTCATCAATGACTGGCTTACCAGTCTCTGTGAGCTTTGTGAACTCCCAGTTCTGAAACGTTTTGAAGTACCAGGCGATGTGGTCACGGCTACTGGGATTGAACTCCTTGAGCCGCTGCATTTCTGCACCAGCTACGTAGCCTTGGGTTTTGTTGTCACGCTTCGGGGTAAACAGGTTGCCAGGGGCAAACGTGCAAACGCCACGAGCGCACTCTTTGAGGCCCTCCAGCTTGGTTAAAAGCTTGTTCTCTAGCTCCTGGGCCTTACGAACGTCGAAGGGCCATCCTACGGTCTCCTGGGCCGCCATAAGCTCAGCAATGCTGTGCTCTAGCTGTACTGCCTCAGGTATTTCTGGAAGTGTTGCCATAGTTTGGTGAGGACAGCGACATCCTGGACACAATACTCTTGCATCTCAGGAGACCACTCTTTCCAGTCAGCAGTCTTACCGAACTCCCCCTTGTAGCAGTTCAGCCGATACCCGTAGGCTTCGAGGCTGTGTGACCCATAGAGTTTTGCAGGCATCATTGCCCACTTTCTCTTAAGGTCTATGTCAAGGAGGTTGGTGTGGAAGAACCGGCTGAGGATGAGGGTGTCGATCTGGTGATGATAGTGGAAGAAGGGGTAGTGCTTCTTGAGCTGGGGCGTGTCGTATCCGATGCCGTTGTGGGCAACGATGAGGTCCGCTTGAGCCAAGATGTTAACCCCCGTAGTGATGGTCTCACAGTCACCACCCTGGTCATTGTATTGAATAACTTGACCAGAGTCGAGATCTTGTGTGACCAGACAGTGAACACGGGTGGAATCAAAGCCATCGGTTTCAATGTCGTAAGCGAGTTTCATTTGCCTGGCTTCCAGACATAGGTCTTGTCTACAAACTTAGCACGCGCCACATCCTCCGCAGTGGGAGGGTTAGGACGCTGCAACATCATAGAGTATGCCAGGTAGTCAGAAGTCAGTGGTGGGGTCGAATTCTGCTTCAATTTCATGTTCAGTGAAGCGACAGGTAGAGAGATCATAAGTTAATTGGCACGCGACACCAACCTCGCCTGAATAGCGATTCTTAAGGACGCGCACTGTTGTGCCATTTCGTTCAGGTCCGCTCTGTTGATCTCGCTCCAGTGCGATGACTGAATCCGAGAGCTGAGCAATCGAAGCTGATCCGCGTAGCTGTCCGAGTGTGACGCGGGCTCCTTCCTCGTGGTTTGTGTCATTAGACGTTCTCCGCAGGTGGGATACAAGGAACAAGGTGATCCCTGTGCGTTCAACCAGGGAGCGAAGACGAGTCATGGTGATGTCCAGCATGCGGCGCTCATCGCCGTCTAGCCCGCTGAGCAGGATGCTGAGGTGATCAAGGAATACAACACGCACCTCAAGCCCTGTGGCAAGGTACTCAATTCTGTTGTATATGACATCAGGATCAAAAGAACCAAACCCGTCGAAAAGAAAGAGATTCCACTTAGCAATAGAATCCTGATACGCCTTGGTGAGAGTAGCTCGGTCATGTTCTCCGATATGCAGGGACTGCCCAGTGGCAGCGGACATCAAGCCTAGGGCTGTACGGCGGTTGGATTCTTCCAACGCCACGTAACCGACCCGTTCGCCCCGGTGAAGAAGGTGAGTTGCAAGGTCACGACAGAAGCTGGATTTACCGATGCCAGATCCTGCAGTGATCGTTGTAAGCTCTCCCAGCCTGATCCCTCGAAGTTTTGATTGTAATCCTTGAAATGGGTACTCATGTAGGCAGGGTTCTTCTGGTGTGGTCAGTTCATCGAGCAGTGTTTTGGCATCCACGATGCCGTCAGGACGGTATGTCTTGGCGTCCCAGATAGCACGGCGGATAGCCTCAGGGTCGCTGGCTTGCAGCGCATCAGAAGCATCCTTGTACTTCTCCATGCGAGCGATCTTCACCTTGCCTGGTGGCAGGATCTGAGCACACTCCTCTGCAGCCTTGCGACCTGGCTCATCGTTGTCATAGAACAGGACCACTTCTTCGTAGCCCTGCAGCAGCGGCAGGACCCGCTGAATGGCTTTCTTTGCCGCAGGTGCCCCATCAGGTAGGGACACGTGAGGCCATGAGGGCATGGCTACAGCACCTGATGCTGCATCCAGCTCACCCTCGTAGATGGTGATGCGTGTGCCCTTGTCAGGAACGAGATGCTGACCAAACAACTGGTGATCGACATTCTTGCCTTCCCAGTGAAAAGTCTTGTCAATGCTCTTGACCTTGGCAGCACACACCGTGCCACTGTTGTCAAAGTAGTGGAAGCGCAGCACGTCCCCATCCTTGTGGATACGGTACTTGCGACACACTTCCTCAGAGATGCCTCGCTTGGCTAAGCTGACAGGCTGTCCTTGAATCATGACGTTGGGGAAATTTAAGTGGTCGGTCTCGCCATCTGCATGCTCGTATGCCCCACATACGAAGCAGTAGGCATGACCGTCATCATAACGTGCCATGCCATCACTGCTGCCGCACATGGGGCAGGGCTCATGACGAAGGAACTCACTCTCTTGGTTTGAGCCAGTCGAGGGGTATGTCATAGTACGGGCACCACTGGAAGCCGTTTTTTTCGGCCCATGCGGCGTAGGTAGTTTTAGAGTTCTTACTAATCTTATTGTAGGGCGCTTGGAAGACCAGGCGTACGTCTAGATCAGGGTTGCACTTCTTTACAGCGAGCATCTTGCGACGATCAGCTGGCTTGAAGAAGCCCTTGGTCTCAAGGTAGACATCCCCAACTTTAAAGTCGGGGGTGTATTTAGCCTCGATGACGTAATTGAATTTGTCAGGCTCGTAGCCGTATTCAATGTTGAGGTTTGTAAGAAGCTCAGCCACCTGTTCTTCCAGGCGACTACGCATCAGAAGTCCTCGTCAACGTTGAGAGAGGCAGGAGCAGCCTCAGGGTTGGGCTCAGAGGTCTTGAAGCCTCGGGTGGTGCCGAACAGCTCAGTAGCCTCTTCAGCGTCCATGTCGCCGCTGTCCTGGACACCAGCACCAGTGTTCAGACTCACGACCTGGATGGCTTTGAGTTTAAGAGAGGTACCGATGTCACCAGCAGGAAGGCAATACGGTTTCTGGATGAAGGCGAGTTTGACCTTAGAACCGCTATAGAGCGGCAGAGAAGTGTCAGTGATGGCAGTGCCTTCAGTGTCCACGATAACAGGTACAACCTTGTCGCCCTCCTTCCAGCGGAACTTGCATTGGTACATGCCTTCGCTCACTTCCTCCCAGGGCTCTGGTTTGGTAGTGACACGACGCGGGTTCTTGGCTTTGCTTTTAGCCCACTCCAGTGCACCTACACGCTCATCCTCAAGGGCATCAACAATTTCCTTGGGGAGCAGTGCAGTGAGGGTGTGACCGTACTCAGACGGTTTGAGGATAGCCTGGTAGCCATCCAGGGTTACGGGCTCTTTAGTGACGTGAGTCGCCATGATGATGGTGGAAAGTTAGCAGAAAAAATAGGTGGAATCTTCGACCACCTCAGGGTCTAGTGTTCCGACGATGGGAGGTTCTTCAGAAGCGTTAATAGCTTCTCCGAACTTGGACAGCCAGCAGTCTCGCGTGAAGATGTCCGTGTAGGTCTCTCGCACGAGTGCATTGAGTGTTCCCATATCAGTTGCTCGGCATAGCACCGAGTCATGAATGACTGTGAATGGTCCATTGAATCTCTGAAAAGTTTCGTGGAGGATGGACGCATCCAGCGAATGTATCAGATTCGGAGCAGTACTGGACTTGTGACGGGTAGGGCAAGGATCGCCTTCACCAACACTGACAGTAACTTTGGTAGACCCCATGAGCTGTAGCTTCATAGACTCAACCTCTTTCTTGTTCCTCTTCTGATTGACCACGAACCCAGAGGGTGTAGTCCATTCAACGTGATCAGCTCCGCTGCGGATGTACTGACCAACATGTGTCTTGATCCAACGCATGACACGCATAGGACCAGGCACAATCGCATCCATACTCAGGTAGACAGCTTCCACAACTTGAGAGACCTGTTCCTTCTCAGGTTCAAAGCCTTGCTCAATTAATGCTTCCTTGATGTACCCCCATGAGGAGGATCGGGTTGCATTGTATGGAATCGTCATCACGGTGCGCTTGGTCGTTTTCCTTGTCATCCAAGGATGCATCTCAGCAGGGAGATACTTCTTGGCTTCCTCGGCAACGGCCTTGTAAGCATCTGACGGTCTATCACCAGGACAGACATTGACCAGACTAGCAGTAGATTGATCTTTAGCTAGACCAGCAAGGATCTGTAGTCCACTACACGTTGCATCAACAGCAACCATGAGGGATGTGAACTGGTGATCACACTCGATACAGCAATGGTAGTACTCATGACATGCTGCCATGAATTGCCATGGTTCTTCGACCACCTCCCATTCAGGGAGATTGCCTATGGGGTCAACAGCGACCTTTGTGATTAAGTCTTCGTTATCTCTGACCCATTGGATTCGTTCATCCATGGGTGCTTTGTCGAGACCGAAGGTAGTAGCGACCTGAAAGGCCAACCACTCTTCTGCCTCTTCATCAACGAAAGACTCATCAGCAAACCTTATGAGGCTTTTACCAAAGTCTGTATCCTGAGGTGTCAGGTATGCAGGGATAGGGTACGTTCTTCCTCTGTAGTCGAAACTCCAGCAAAGGTAGTACTCCTCATCCTTAAACTTCTCAGCTGCTTCCAACTGAGTTCTTGTTCTCACTGATCTTTTGAAGTTAAGTCGATCAGCATTATATGCCTCTGCCATCTCCCGTTTCCAGGATTGTCTGGCGTCAGCGTTCTCCGCAATGTCAGGAGGTTTGGGTGGTTTGAAAGACTCGCACAGTGGAATAAACTTTCCCACCCTGATGCCCTTGTCGCGGAAATGGCGAGCAACCTCCAGAACATGTTTGTTCACACGGTACTTCACCTTCTGAAGCTTGTTCAAAAACTTCAGCGGTATGTCCCCGTGTTTTAATGTCCTATTGCCCCGACGAGTCAGTTCATGACCCCTCATCAGCTCGTTTGTGAGGTAGCCACCCATCCGCTCATTGGTCCAGTCATTGGGCTCAACAAGCATAGGCCATGGAATGCCTGAGAACATCTCAGCAGTGTTGATGAGTTGATCTCTAATCTCCATGAACTCAGGTGTGGGCACAAGTCGTGCCTCTTTCTTGCGACCTTTCTGGCTCACCTCTTTGGTGAACCATCCAGTTGTACCACAGACACGCTCAATACACCAAGCACCAAGAGCGGTTCTGGTTTTGATGTGCCATGTAGGCCAATGGATGTCTTGCCTACCAAACATAACAGAGGCAATGCTCTGCTTTTGATGGGTACCACAAGACTCATGGAAGTACTTCTCCTCGATGTGCTTCATCAAGCCAGGATGGTTTACTTTGTACCACCTGAACTTGCATTCAGCCTCAAGAGCAGAGCCTATGGACACCACGACGTTGGTGAGCAGGTCAGCATCACGCTTCATGCTAAACACCATGTCAAAGGTGATCTTCAAAGCAATGGTCGCAATCGCTAGTGGTTCTAGGTTGTCGATGTGCTCTGAGACAGGCTTGTAGTACGTTCCAGCCCTTCCGTTCTTCATCTTGGACAGGTTGTCCTCGATGTCCTTGATAACGCTAGGCAGCGCGGCTGAGATGCTTGCTGTTCCGTACACGCTCGCTGATGCGTAGCTCTTCTCGTGCAAGCGTTGGAGAGAGGCGTGCAGCTTCTGTTTGCCGCAGCTGAGAGCTTCCTGCTCCAGCTCGATCTGTCTCTGTATCTCGGAAGGTGTCGCCATAGGCTAGGAAGAGGGAGTATTGCTCAGCGTCGAGCGATTCAATGTGGCTAAGGGTCAGGTCAAACGTCATAGATCTTGCACTGCGGATCGTTTGGATACATTTCACAATATGATTCCATGTCACTGATCGGAAGGTCAGAGATATAGAACGTGGGTGCAGCATTTGTGTATGGGTGGTGCTGAACCTCAAGCTTGCCCATGGCAGCGAGAAGAATCAAGAGAGTCTTGTCTTCCCTGATGTCGTGGGTGTAGTGGTCAACCTCGCCTGTATCGTAGTCGACGAAGTATCCGTGGCTGCTGAGTAGATCAGCTAGATCAGAGGGATTCAGGGCCATCTGTAGGGAAGGGAACGGACATTGTATTTTCAGTGAGAATGAGTAGATCATCCTCGTTTTCCAGGCACTTGTTCACGAACTTGCGAGCAGCATGTACGGAACGATATGCCTTCTCTGTAATTTTACCCGATTCAGACTGTGATCTGATAATGCAGACATAAGCCTCAGGCAGATCCCACATGTCAGCGGCTTCAAAGCCGTCATCAATGGTGTAGTCAGTCGGTTCGTCTGTTGCATCCCAAAGCATGATCTCAGCGATGCGATTGCCAAAGGGATCAGGTTTTGCCATAAGTGTTACATAAGTTGAAAAGTCCTGCTGCTAGGTGCATGTCTGTTCTGACGAACAGCGATGGCAAAGGGTGTGAGGAAAATACCAGCAATGGTGAATCCAATCAAAGGATACACTACGAACTCAGTCCACGGATTGGTCCGCTTTGAACGTGTTTGACGCATCAACAAGGCGTTGAAACAGTTTGTGGTGTGGCACAACGGTCAGCTCCACATCTGGATCGTATCGTATCCACCACTGATTGTGTAGGGCATCAATGAGAATGTTTAGATCTTCTTCAGAAAGTTGTAGTTGTTTACGTTTCATAGATGTGCAAGAAGTGGTGATAGTGGAAAATGTGTGGTGCAGCCGCTCACGCGCTGACACTGCTCTAACCCCCACACAGGGCGAGTAACGGATCATGCTCCGATTAGTGAACATGAAGAAGCCCCAGGAGGTTTCTCACGTCTCCTGAGGCTTAGTCCCTTGATCAAACAATGCGTGAGGGTCCGCAACACCTCAGACTGTGCTGCGGTGGTAGACCCGATGTGGATACAGCGCCAGAGCCATGGCTGACTTGGACTTGAAGCCCTCAAGCTTCCAGCGTTGGAGTGAGTACCACTCGCTGTTGGTCACGAGTACCCTGCGGCGGCGCCACACGTACTCAGCACCTGGAAGACCAGGGACGCAGATGTCAATGGCTCGTTTCATTTGTCAGATGCCTCTTCTTCAAGTTTAGCACGGATCTCCTGCTCTCGGCTAGTCATCAGTGCAGTGTTGATGGCTTGCTTGTCCTTGACTACATCGATCATAGCCTGAGCGTTGCTAGCAGCAATCGCAGCTTCGACCATGCTATCGAAGCATAGCTCCTCACAACTCTTCCAATCATAGAACCACGTTTCCTGATCCTGACCTGTGCAGTCGAGAAGTGCGTCCTCGTGATCGTTCCCCTCACAGTGTGCCATTCTGTCCATGGCGAGGTCTTCCAGCTTGTCGAACTGAATGATCTTGCGGAAGGCGTGGCGCTGCTTTTGTTTGTGCTCAGAAGCCTCGACATTGTAACCCTTGACGCGATCTAGTAGTTCCTGATACTTTGGATCCTTTTGGCAAGCTTCATAGACCTGCTCGTAAGTGATAGCCATAGCTTTGAAAGCCGCTGCAATGATGATGGTGGAAAAAGGAGGGAGATCTCCTAAGAGAGCCAACGACCCACCACAGGCATTGACTCAGTTAGGAGATCTGACCCAGAGGTTCAGAGGTCAAGCTCCAGCTGTTTGAAATCCAGAGCTACGGTGTGACTGTCATCGTCATCCAAGTCTAGCATGTCCATGTCAACATGGATGCTGAGCTTGTCAAACAGAAAGTTAACAAATTCGTGATCAGTCATGACTCGTAAAGGGAGAAGCGACGGTCTGCACGATGCAGTCGTGCCATAAGTTTGTTGTGTTCCCGTTGGTCTTCACCTTGCCAGCGTATCACGCCAGGCTTGCTAGTGTCCAGCGGTTCATGCACAGCATACATAGCATCCAGCAGCCGCTTGATCTCAACGTGTGACAGGTTGAGAGTGGTTTTGGTTTTCATTGTGAGACAATCTCGTTAACGGTACGTTTGGCGTTACCATGAGCCAGGAAGGCTACGACACAGGTGCGCTTAGCCTGGGAGCAGAGGCCACACTCAGAACATGAGACTTCCCTAGTCTGTGCTGGACAGACCACCACGCGATTTCCAGCCGGTGTGTGGGTAGGAGTGGGCTGGTCATTGCGAACGACCGTAACAGCTGGTAACCCCAACGCCATGGCATGGTCAGCGCTATCGAGCGATTCCGTCGAGACGTTGACAGTGAAACCCTGACGAGTAGCACGTGAGAGGATCGAAACGTTGTGGGCGTTGAGCGTATGATGGGTGTAGGTGAATCCCCGTTTGCCAGTGTTCGCAACAACAAGGTGAGCGAGTTTAGCATAATCAATGAGTCCTGCATTGTGTGGAAGGTCACCAGCCTGGTTGTGACGCCATAGCTGTCGTTCGGGTAGCTGCTGGACAAAGTCACAGAGACCTTGCCAGTCGGTGCCACGCTCGCCGTTGCTTACCTTGCGCCAGTGTAGCGCAAGCGGGCCTGACTTGGCATAGCATCCCTTATCATAGAAGGGACAGGTGGAAGGGCATGACGCTCGCTCGGTAGTTGTGACTGGAATTGGTCCAGTCTTAGCGTTACCGCTGCGAGGAGTGATGTGTACTCGCACGATGAT